TGGATGGAAATGAAATCCGAATATGAGGAAAACTTTGAAAAATATTCAGACAAAGCACATGCTGGTCTACTTGACCATATCAAACTATATCCACATCAAATTGTTGGAATTTTATTCCTAAAAGAAGTGAAAAATGCATTATTAGCATTAGATATGGGTACTGGTAAAAGCATTATTAGTATAGGTTATGTAGAATTAATGAAATACAAAAAAGTTTTAGTTATCACACCTAATTCTTTAAAATTCAATTACCATAATGAGGTTGTTAAATTTACCAATTCAAAATCATATATTGTTGGCTCTAATAAAAATCAATATAGTATTGAAGAATCTAAATATGTAATAGTGAATTATGACTACTTTAATTCATCTGATAAAAATCGTGCATTAAAAAAAATTGATGATTTAAAATTAGATGATATAGAAGGAGTAATATGTGACGAATGTCAAAAACTAAAAAATACTAAAAGTAATATTTATAAAAACTTTAATAAATTCATTGGTAAATTAAATATTAGTAAAGTTTTTATGAGTGGGACTCCAATGAATAGTAGAGTTTACGAATTATATACAATTTTAAATCAAATTAGTCCTATTGAATTCTCAACAAAAGAGCATTTTTTTACTCATTATTGTGGTATGAAATATAATTTAGATGGTTATGGTTGGGAAGTAGATAGTGCAATTAAATTCGATGAATTATATTCTAAAATATCACCATTTATGTATAGAAAAAGAAAAGAAGAGGTATTGGATGATTTACCAGATAAAAGTTATATTAATTTAGATGTTGAAATGACAAAAAAACAACAGAAAGAATATGATAATATTGTTAATTCAACTAAAATGGATTTTTTTGGTAATAAGCAAAATTTAAATCCTTTGGTAATATTAACCGAATTAAGAAAATATTTATCTGAAATAAAGAAAAATAGTATATATGATTTAATTAATATTATTATAGAAAATAATGATAAGGTTGTAATAATCGATGTTTATAAAAAACCATTAAATGAAATTCATGAAAAATATAAAAATATATCATTATTGCATACAGGTGATTATTCTACCGAATTAAGAGCAGATATGGTTAACAAGTTTCAAGAGAAAAGTAAAGATAAATTAATATTCTTAGGAACAGTATCAACAACTAATTATGGATTGACATTAACAGAATCAAATATTATGATTTTATTAACACTACCATATACAGTTGGTGAATATAATCAGGTTGTGGATAGAATATATAGAATTGGACAAAAAAATAATGTAATAATATATTGTCCAATAGTAAAGAGCAGTATTGATGAACATGTATTTGCAATGTTAATGTCTAAGTTAGGTGAAACAACTAAGATATTAGATAATAGAGAAATTGAAATTAATTATCAACATGAAGATATTAATAGTATTATGAAAAAAATTGTATTAGATATTGAATAAATATAATGAATATATTGATAAAAAAAGTAAATTTGTTACTAGAGAAGATTGGTTAATAAAATACAATAAACCACTATATAATTTAATTACTAAAATATATAGTAATGATATACCATTTAAAGAGAAAGTATATCAATTTAGATTTAAATTAAAGAAAACTCCTATATGTAAACAAAAAAATTGTAATGAAAATGTTAAATTTTTGTCATATACTTCAGGATATAGAAATTATTGCTCAATAAAGTGTCACTCTAATTGTGATAAAATAAAATCAAATAGAAAAAAAACTAATCAAAAAAAATATGGATTTGACCATCCGATGAAATCTAAAAAAGTACAAGATAAATTAAAATTATTTTTTAATGAAAAATATGGTGTAGATAATCCATTTCAATCAGATAATATCAAATTAAAAATAAAAAAAACTAATGAAAAGAAATATGGATTTGACAATCCTAATAAGAACAAATTAATTAGAGGAAAAATAGAAAAGACTAATTTAATTAAATATGGACATAAAACCACTCTTTTAAATAATGTTGTAAATAATAAAATAAAAGAATCAAAGCTTAAAGCATATCTTTTAAAATGGTGTAAATTTTTAGGAATAACTATTGATAATATTACTGTTGATGGTGAAAATTTAATAATAAAGAATCTTTGTGAAATACATGGGGAATTTGTAATTGATAAGAAGATATTATACTCAAGAATATTTTATGATAATAAAAATTATCTTTGTACTGGATGTAATCCAGTTAATAAATTCAACTCGTTTGGTCAATTAGAAATGAGAGATTATATAATAGATTTAGGTTTCAATATTGAAGAAAATAATAGAAAGGTACTTAATGGTAAAGAAATTGATATATTGATTAAAGAAAAAAATATTGGTATTGAATATAATGGACTTTATCATCATTCAGATTTATTTAAACCTGATGATTATCATTTCACAAAAACTAATCTAGCTGTAGATAAGAATATTGATCTAATACACATATTTGAAGATGAATGGCAGAATAAAAAAGAAACTGTAAAGTCATTAATAAAAAGTAAATTAAATATATTTGATGTTAATATTAATGCAAATGAATGTAATATTCGAAAAGTAAATAATAATTTTAGCCTTGATTTTTTTAAAGAAAACAATTTAGAATTTTTAGAAAAACCAGAATTATTATTAGGTTTATATTATAATAGTGAATTAGTTTTAATGATGAATATGAAAAAGACTTCAAGTGAGAATGAATATGAATTAGATGGATTTTGTATTAAAAATAATTATAATATTATCGGTGGTGCTAGTAAGTTATTTAGATATTTCTTAAAATTTCATAAACCAAAAAAAATAATATCATATTTGAATAGAAGATATGATAATGGTAAGACTTTTGATATATTAGGGTTCACTAAGAAGAAAATAGTTAAACCTAACTATGAATATATTGTAAACAAAAAAAGAGAAAATAAATCTAAATTTTTAAATCATGATTATCCAAAAATATATGATTCAGGTAAAATAATGTATGTTTATGAATAAATTGTTTGAGAGTGAAACTAATCCATTGACTAGTATTTTATTGGCTGCAATGATGGAAGATGGTGAAAAACTTTTAGATGAAGAAAATATTATATATCTTTATCAGGAAATATATGAATACCTAACAATGAATATCACAAAAATAGATGATGTAGACTATCTTGATTTTGACATTGAAAGTGATAAGGAAATTGATTTCATTCAAATAAAAGCTAAAAATATAGTAACTGCACTATGGTTTTGTGGTATATTTCCTAATGATAATGAAGGGATATTAGATAAGGGAAAATATAGATACTTGGGCAAGGAATACTCGTTTAACAAAAGAACAAAAAAATTGAAAGTGAAAACTCTTTAATTAATTAATATGGATAACAAAAAAATAATTAATGAAATTAAGAATTTTCTTGATGGTAGCAATAATGATCTAAAATACTTGGTTCATGTTGAAACCGACAGAAAAAATAATAAAGCAACATGTTTTATTGAAGAACCAGACCAAGAACCTAAAACTATCGAGGTTAAGTATACACCATTCTTATATGTAAAGGATTTGAAAGCTCATAATCGTGCATTATATAATGGAGATAATAAGTATGCTAAGAGAATGATGCTAAAATACGGTATCTCAATGAAAAGGATGAAAACTGGTAAGCATCCAAGACTTGAAAATGGTTATCCATATAAAGTTACTAGTAATGAATCTTATGACTCAATAATTCAATACTTCAAAGAAGGTGGTATTGATATCTATGCAGTTGCTCGTGACATACAAGGTAATCCAATAAGAGATAAGAATGATAAATTAGTGTATTTGAATCGTGATCTATTCTTTAACGTTTCACCAGAAGAACAATTCTTTATTTCTACTGGTGCTAGATTATTTAAAGGAATTGAAGAGTATAGTGATTTAAATCGAATGACTTACGATATTGAGACTAGAGGTTTAAGACCTGAGATTGCTAGAATATTTGCCATTGGTATTAAAGATACTAAAGGACTTAACATCGTACTAGAAACAAAAAATCCTGATAGTGATGAGGAAGAACGTAAGTTAATTATTGACTTTTTTAATCTGATTGTTTTGAAGAGACCTGCCGTTATTGTAGGACATAACTCAGAAGAATTTGATTTTGTTTATATACTAAAAAGAGCAGAAATATTAGGTATTGACTTAAAAGAATTGCAAACCACACTAAGTCCCACTAAAGTAATTCAAAAGAAAAGAGGTACTGTGAAATTTGGTAACAGTACTGAGAATTACAGAAAAACTATCATGTGGGGTGTGAACATTCTTGATACTTTACATGCAGCTAAGAAAACTGCTGCAGTGAATACCGAAATTAAGAAAACAGGTCTAAAGTATATATGTAAGTTTGAGGGTATTGCTAAACCTAATCGTATGTATATCGATGGTAGTGATGGTGGTATCGGTAAAATGTGGGATGATAATAAACTTCATATCATTAACACTGCTGATAATGCATATAAGATAATACCTGATGAATTCCAAGGGGTTGGTGAGGATTTTCTTTTATTACAACAGAAGAAACAATCACTTACCGATGAAAAGTATAGGGCGTTTAGAAAGCATCTTTTAGATAACAATCCTGAATTTGTTAAATGGCTTAGAACTGAGACACCTAAATTATTGAAAAAAAATAATGAAGGTCAAGTAGTTTTCATTGATGGTAAGAATATTCTACGTCAATACTTATTAGATGACTTATGGGAAACAGAACAAGTTGATAATCTGTACAATCAATCTTCGTTCTTACTTGGTAAATTAGTGCCAACTACATATGGTCGTGTAGCGACTATGGGTAACGCTGCCATATGGAATCTTTTAATGACAACATGGAGCTATGAAAACGATTTGGCAATACCACATGCCGATGAGAGAGAACAGTTCTCAGGAGGGCTTACACGTTGTTATAAGAAGGGCTGGACTAAACGTGTTGCGAAGATTGACTTTGCATCGCTATATCCAATGCTTCAACTATGGCTTGACATCTTCCCAATGTTTGATGTTACAGGTGTAATTAAGAAAATGCTTATGTATATGACTACAACTCGTAACATATATAAGAAGCTTGCTAGTGGTAAACCATTGAAAGATGAAGAGGTTGAGTTATTGAAAGAAATTGATCACGATACATATGAGAAATTTACTTCGGGCATTGAGTTTACTAAAGCAGAACGTGCCATGTATAAAGTTAAGCAGTTACCAATTAAGATTCTAAATAACTCACTATTCGGTGCATTAGGGTCTGCATTCTCATTTAACTGGTCAGATAATATTTGTGCTGCTAGAATTACCTGTAGTGGTCGTCTGTCGTTAAGACAAGCAATTAGTTGGTTTAAGGACTTTGGCTTAGAGCCGTTGCTTGCAGTAACAGATGGTGTTAACTTTGGTATACCTGACTCCACAACCATTAGGATCACAGAAGAGGGTGATATTATTTATGATCAACCAGAAGGTACAATTGAAGAAATGTGGACATATGCTGGAGAAGTAGGTTTAGGTGCTATCATTGAAAAATTCAATGACGAACAAATGAAGTCTGACTTCATGAGTGTAGATAATGATGGTGAATTTAAAGCATGTCTTAATTTATCACGTATTAACTATGCATTATTAACCGAAGATGATAAAATTAAATTGACTGGTAATACTATTAAAAGTAAAACTATGTCAGAATATATCGAAGACTTTGTGGATAATGGTATGCGTATGATCTTAGAAGGTCGTGGTGTTGATTTCGTCAACTACCACCATGATTATGCTGAGAAGATTTTCTATAAACAGATACCACTTAAGAAAATTGCTTCTAAGTCTAAGTTTAAAATGACTATCAAAGATTATTTAAATCGTGGTACTGATAAGAATGGTAGACAAAAGGCTAAACAAGCACATATGGAATTGGTTATTGCTGATCGTGAGAAAACAGCTAGAGAAGTCTTTAAAGAAAGATATAATGAAATCATTGACTACAATATTAACTTACTAAAAACCAAAGATAAGTCTAAAGAGGAAGGTGAGATTACTGATAATACTAAAAAGAAAATTGAAGATATTAAATCTAAGGAAGTAGATAATTTTTCTATTGAAGAAGTATTCGATTTAGCTGATGCATTCTTACCACCACCACCTGAATTAGACTCTATGGTTTACTATGTGAATAATGGTACTCGTAAATCTCATGGTGATGTTAAGACTGAGAAAATTAAAGATGAAAATAAAAAGGTAATTGATGAAAAGATTACTATTAATGCAAATTTAATAAAAACTGAAGATTTAGAAGACAATCCTGACTTGATCGGTGACTATAATGTTGACAAATACTTGGATGCATTTAATAAACGTGCTGAGGTACTACTTGATGGTTTTGATGAAGAAATTAGAGAGGATATTTTAGTGTCGATTAAGCGATCTAAAGTTCCTGATGCATCAGGTAAAAAAGTTGAAAAAGTAGAATTAGTTAAAAACGAATTTACATCTAGTGATTTGCAACTTAAAAACTTTAACCATGATAAGTATGAGCCATCTATGTACTTGGAGGAAAAAGAGTTAGAATTTTGGAATAGAACTGGTTATGATCCAAAATACATTTGGGATGGTTTTAGTGAAAATCCTAATGACTTGACACCTCAAATCTATCAATATACTCTTAATTATTTAAGTGATAAGATGGAGAAAGTAGGTAAACCTAGACTAAAATCTATTAATGATGAGATAGTGAAGGATGATTATGTTCTTATTAAAAACTTTAATAATTATTCTATTGGGTATCATAATGGTGATTATATCGAAATCATAAATCCTAATGTTCAAAACATTCCAGAATCTCCCGAAGAGAAAAAGATAAGAATTGAAAGAGAGAAATACGAAGAAGAAATACTTGAAAAGCTAAAAGAAGGTGAGGATGTTACAATTAGTGATGAACTTAGAGAGAAGTTGATGGAAAGAGATATGATAAACGAACTCTTCATGGAATTTAAAAATCAGTATGGGCTTGATCTATCAATATCTAAAAAACAACTCTTTGATACAGAACCTAAAGCTGAGTTAGCATTTAATGATTTCGTTGAAGCTAGAAAACCACAAGAACCTAGTCAAGAATATATGTTTTATGAAAGTGATTAATATGTGAACTTCTCGTATTTATAATAAACTGTAAATATGAGAAAGAAGGATATAAACGAAATCATAGACGGTGACGACAATTTAATAGGCACTGAAACTACACCACCTACTGGTGCTAATAAAGAAACTATGGCAAATAATACTACGGATTATAATGCCAAAGTACATGGTCAGAATTTCAAGAATAATTTCCTTGGAAGATTTGGGTTCTTCGGTTTGGAATCAGAAGAAGATATCAAAGATGTGAAAGAAAAAATAGCCAAGATGATGTATGGTAAGTACCTGCAAAGTCTTGACTATTATCATTCTAATCCTGATAAATTAAAGTCTGATTATGAATTACATCTAAGTGGTGATAATATTGATTTTTCAGGTAATATGAAAGATGTTGATCATGAATGGGCTGATGCTATAATGAAAGTTGTTAAGCCACATATGAAAGATCAAATCGATGAGGGTCAAGTATCCGAAGAAAAAATTCTTGA